TTAAGCGTTGTCATTATTATCGAAGAGGGAAGGCTCTTGGGATGGGTCATCCGTATCGACTTCGGGGGAATTGTCGTTATCATTTTCGTCCTCTTGAGGTTCAGCCTCGGTGACGGGCTGACGAAGCGGTTCGAGTTCTTCTATCTTCTCAATGGGAAGCGTGGTGATACGTTTACCTTTGGCCTTGTAGCCCTTAACGGCAATGAACGAATCCACATCAATTTCAAGTGGATCGCGGAAGTTTTCGTTGCCACCATAGGTCACTTGCAGACGCGGATATACTTGATCGGTGAGCAAGATAAAGCGAGAGTTGGGGTTGTCGCCCAAGAAATTTAGTGGCCGCGTTTGTGCACAACGTTCAAGGACGAAGCGCTTAACGTAAGGGAAACCTTGTTGATCGGCATCGAAGAGTACGGCCGTCCACACCTTGTGTTCGTCAAACTTCTCAACGCGCAGAATGCCCGAAGGCTCGTAGTGATTGTTGAGGTCAAAATTGGTGGTGTAGAACTGCCCGTTCTGCAGGACAACGAGTACGAGGTCGTCAGAGTGGAACTCACCCAAGTACTCTCCACGACCATCGTAATTAAGGCGCTGTACATCATGGTCGAACCAAACTCTTCGACCGCCGAGGGTAGAAGCACCATGCGCCTTGAGCGTAATCTTATGAACGTCAACACGGGTGAGCAAGTTGCCTCGGCTCTGACGCCCTTTGACTAAGATCTCTCCAAAGTCGCGGTCCATGCTGATGCGCTTGAGTTTGGGATTAGGACGGAACGTAACCTTGATACTCTCAGCCTCGCCATTCGGGTTGGCTGTGAAGTAAAGCACCTTGCTACCTGGCGTACCCATTGTGAGGTCGTACTCGCGGTCGTGGGTGATGCTAGTCACGTTGAAGCGTTTGATGTAGCAAGTGTTGGTGGCAGCGTCGCGATAGACGACATTATAAATTGTGCGTTTATCGCCCTTCTTAAAGACGGCGATGTGAATGACCTCTACTTTCTTTTTCTTCTCCGCCTTCATGCGCTCGGTCTCACCGATAAACACCTTATCGGCCACGCGCGTAACCTTATACGTACCGTCGCGATAGAAGATGATGACATCGTCGATAGGAGAACAGTTCTCCACGAACTCGTCCTTTTTGAGGCTCATGCCCATGAAGCCATTTTCGCGGTCGATGTAGAGCTTCTCGGTAGCTTCGATTACCTTGGTGGCCTCGATGTTGTCGAATGAGCGTATCTCGGTATGGCGAGGGTGCTCGGCCGCATATTTATCGCGAATGAGGCGGAACCAGTTAGAGGTGACTTCGACCATGTTCTGCAGGTCGCGGTCAATGCGTGCCACCTCTTCTTTCATGTGGGCGATAAGCTCGTCGGCTTTGTCTTTATTGAACTTAAGGATGCGTCCCATCTTAATCTCCATGAGACGCAGTATGTCGTCGCGCGTCACTTCACGATAGAACTGGGGCTTGAAGGGGTCTAAGCGACTGTCGATGTGAAGAATGGCGGCGTCCATGTCTTTAGCCTGTTCGAAAGCGCGGTCTTTGTAGATGCGCTCCTCGATAAAGATACGTTCGAGTGAGGCAAAGTGAAGACTCTCCATGAGTTCGCCACGGCGTATCATGAGTTCCTTCTCAAGCAAAGAGCGCGTGTGGTCTACCGAACGGCGCAACACCTCGCTTACGGTGAGAAACTTCGGTTTCTTGTCTTCAATCACGCAGCAGTTGGGATTGATACTGGTCTCGCAGTCGGTGAAAGCGTAAAGGGCATCGATGGCCTTGTCGCTTGATGTGCCAGGCGTGAGATGAACGTGAATTTCAGCCTCGGCAGCGGTGTTGTCCTCCACCTTACGAATTTTTATCTTACCCTTTTCGTTGGCTTTGAGTATAGAGTCGATGAGCGTGCTGGTGGTTTTGCCATAGGGTATTTCGGTGATGACGAGCGTCTTACTATCTAACTTCTCGATTTTGGCACGCACCTTTACGGCACCACCGCGCATGCCGTCGTTATAGCGTGATACGTCGATGGAACCGCCTGTCAAGAAGTCGGGATAGAGGTGAAACTCTTCGCCATGCAGATACTTGATAGCGGCTTCGCAAAGTTCGCCAAAGTTATGGGGTAAAATCTTTGCTGAAAGGCCTACGGCAATGCCCTCGGCCCCTTGGGCTAAGAGTAAAGGAAACTTTACGGGTAACGAAACGGGTTCCTTCTTACGGCCGTCGTATGACATCTTCCACTCCGTTGTCTTAGGATTGAAGAGTACGTCGAGAGCGAACTTTGAGAGTCGCGCTTCAATATAACGAGGGGCAGCAGCGCTGTCGCCCGTGAGTATGTTACCCCAGTTACCTTGACAGTCGATGAGCAAGTTCTTTTGTCCCAACTGTACCAAGGCATCGCCAATAGAGGCATCACCGTGGGGGTGGAACTGCATGGTATGACCTACAACGTTGGCCACCTTATTATAGCGTCCATCGTCGAGCAGTTTCATAGAGTGGAGTATGCGTCGTTGTACAGGTTTGAGACCATCACCTAAGTGGGGGACGGCACGTTCGAGAATAACGTACGAGGCATAGTCTAAGAACCAGTTTTGATACATACCCGTCAACTGCAATTTGCCCTCTTCGTCTTTCACCCCACTGGGGTGATAGTCGGAGTGGGCTTCGGGTGTGGCGGTGTCGTTAGTGGCTTCGTTGGTAACGTCAGTTTCGTTCAATATTTCGTCTTTATTTTCTTCGCTCATCGTTTTAAGGGTAGTTTCAGCATTTTACGTTGCAAAGTTAACAAATCTGTGTTAAACATTTAAACGCGGATTTGATAAACTGCAATTTGTCGACCTAACGAGAATGAACATTAACGAAAAAAATTAATGGAATAATTAATGTTCAATTAATGATAATTTATAATCCGCAAAACGAAACGTTTCGCCATTCCAAAACGAGCCGTCTATTTTCTTAAAACGAAACGTACCACCAGGGAGTACTCCCCCACCCCAATATATTTCCGACCGGATTATACCGGTATTCATAAAATGTAAGAACGGAGTACGGACACTATCCGAACCCCGTTCTTCTAGTTTTGTCGCTTCGCTCCCGCTTTTCGCGCTTCGCGTTACGCAGCCTCGCTCAACACCTTATACACGCTGCCAAGTCCTGCGTCCTCACAATTATCACGAATTACAAAATTATAAACCCAACTTCTGTTTGATTTTATTAAGAAGACGCTTATCGGCAATGGTCATAATGCAAGGAGTATCATCTAAAGCTTCGGATATATATTCACCAACAGCACCCTCACGAACCTCATAGTATTTATCGCTTGTGTCGCATAAGTACTTGCCGACAAGTGTATCGGCAGTACCATGCAGCCAATAATCAAGACGATATCGCACATATAAGGTCGGTTCGATATGTGAGCCAAACCAAACGCATTGTTTGTTTGGATTATTTTTATCATACCCAGCCGAAACATACACGTCAAAAGAATCACCTGGGGTGTAATCACGTTCCTCAGCATTCCGATAAAAATCAGCAGCAATTTGTGTGTTTTCAACGGTTCCTGGAACACTAATTACATTACTCCTGCCAACATAGCCTTCCACGTCATTTGCCTGTCGTCGGGCATTGAAATCAGCAAACGTGCCCTGTAGCTGAGTCTTGTCTTCAGAACTCATGAAGCCATTTCTACTCTTCGTAGCCAAAGGCTTACACTGCTCCAAGTCATATATACGCTTAGCCTGTTCCGTAATACTGTTGCCAAAGGAATCCATCGAAGCCGCAATCACATCGAGCTGCGCTTTATCAGCAGCAGACATCAACCCGTCTTTTTCACTTGTTGCAGCATCGTGCAAATCACTATATGAAGGAATAACACATTCTCGCGACACTATATAATTTGTAGACGTACCTATATCCAACCCTGAACTGCCTTTATGAGGGGTATATACTTTCCCATTATTCAGACGGAATGCTACAATAGTTTCATACTTGTAAAACTCTTCCTCGGTTTGCCCTATAACTTGTTGACAACTATATCGCTCTATGTTGGTCGCACTTTTGCGCAATCCAAACCATATCATATACTTTTCGCTGTGTATATCTGACTTTATGCCTTTCGAGCAAAACACGTCAAAAGGACTCCCTTTTGTGTATTGTGTTAGAGTTGAGCCGTCATATACAGCTTTATCAACAGCGCCAGTTAACGTGCTGTTATTTGTATTGAAAATATTTTTTGGTCCAAATAGTTTTGTGTTTCCTACTGCCGCGTATAAGTCTTTTGCAGCGAGTGCACCCTCGGCAGAAATATCACTTAATCCATCTAACTTCGTCTTGTCAGCTGCCGTCATCACACCTGCCTTAGCAGTTGTTGCTTGTGATATACTTAGCTCTCTCGTGCCGCCTGTGGTAAAAATCGGGGTTACAATCTTAACCTCTGTGGCGGTGGAGTTCTGCTCGCGCAGTTCAAAGTTGTCAAGACGTCTGTATATGTCCCACCTTAGTAACCCCGTACCGCCTATCCACGCCTTTGGCAGCATCACCTGGCTACATTGGCTCTCTGAGGTGTCGTTGGCGGCCCCCCAATGCTTGAAACACAGAAACTGGTCATAGGCTCCATTCTGACGTATCCACATCTTGCCACTCAATACCGTGCGAGTCTCATCTGATGGCGATGAGTACACATAGTTCTTACTTGTGCCTTTAACTCCATCTTGGGCTGTGGCACCATATACAACCAAATTACCCTCTTCGTCACTCCACACATAGAGATTAGTTCCACATACATATATTTTATCCTTACGTGGAGTTTTACGACCATCATCAAGGTACATTGAAGCAGCATTTACATCATTGCCTATACCCCAATTATTATAGTACCGATTGCCTTTCTTGGCACAAAAACGCTTATTCGTTTTATCGTAATAAATGCCATCAACCGACGTTACTGACAAAAACTCTACCACAACATCTTCAACAAAACCATCAAAGCGAGCTGAAGCACCATTCATTGCCAGCTTCACACGATCTTCATAGCCCGACATTGTAGCCACTGCCGCATCAGCCTTCTTTGCCGATGCGTCAGCCACTGCCGCAGAGGTCCTGGCCACAGCAGCCGCCTCCTCCGCAGGCTTTGACAGCAGTTTCAACGGAGCGCCTACCACCTTCTCACCCCTCATAGCTGGCAGGCTCACCACCCCCTCCAACGTGTCCACCGTTTCCAGTTCGTCCACACTCTGGCTCTCAGTTTTTATCTGGTTCACCACATTCTGCACCAGTTCCTTTTTTCCTTCTTCTGTCAATGCCATAGGTCATTCTGTTTTGTTGTTATTATCTATTTGTTCGTTCAATCCATCAATAAAGCCAGGCACACACAGTTGTTCTGCAACCATACGCACCAACCGCACCTCCTCATCAGTATATTCCGACTCTCCACAACTGTTGTATATCCTCAATGCAAGAGCATGCGCCTTGATTCCATTCACATTGTTGTACAACATGTCCGCAAAAGACTCGCGTACATCCATCAGCCGTACCGACTTATGATTTACCGTCATGTAAACTTTGAAATGCTTAAAATCTATCTTCATATTATGATACATTAGTTATTATTCCATTCTGCACCGTCACAGTCTTATCCTTGAACACTCCCGACCACCCATTCTGCGGCAGTATTCTATCCGCCTGAATAGCCCCATTCTTCACAAGTATATTCGCAGCGTTCACAATTACGTCCCCGTCAAAATACCCAGCACACTTTACATCCATGTCAGGAAAAGTTGGAGTAACCCTGCAACTGCCATAAATACCGCTGCCCCCCATGGGGGCAAGTCCCGCAATCGCATTGCTGAACATATTCGCCTTTATATACACACACGATTCGCCAAACAAGGTATCATATCCAAGCCTAATCTCCGCTTGGCCGTCACCCCATTTCAGGCAACCATCCTCAATTTCAAAGCCCCCCACTTTACCACCATTATCAACGTACACCTTACCATATATTGTCGCATTCTTCGTAACAACACTGCCGTCCTCCAATATCATAAAGTTCTTATTAGCAGTCACAAGCCCCTCCAGCTGTATGTTTGATGCCTTTATCTTCACACCGTCCTGACCGGCACCGACAAAGGATTTCAAATTACCATCACCATCAATAGCATACATACCAGTCAACTTCGAGGTCGTGACAAGCCCTGTCTCCTCAAGCATATTCTCATCCTTGTCAAACACAGCTGCCGATATTTTCACCAATCGCTCACTCTGCTCGAACAGCGTTTTGTACTTATACGTCAGCGCCTCAACCTTGTCCGTGCTCAGCACAAGCATATACAGATAGATGTCGCCGTCAAACGATAACTTAAAGTCCCCGGTGCCATTCCACAGTCCGCTGCACGTATATTGCACATAACCATCAGTCACGCCAAGCGCCTCCCTCACCTCCATACTGGCAAAGTCCGCAAAGCCCACCTTCTCAACACCTTCAAAGCCCACCTTCAGCGTGCCAGCCTTTGCGCAGCGATAAAAGAAACTCAAATACACAGGCAAGGCTTCCTTCTTCCCGTCGCTGTTTGCCGGAAAGGTCGGCACAAAGCGCAGATTCTCATGCTTCTGTCGGACATACTTGTTGCGTATCCGCACCACCTTGCGCCCCATGTCAGTCACCACGCTTGCCCCGTCACCCTTCTTGCTCAGTGCCCCACCGTTAGCCCACACCCATTTGTTGCCAACGAGAAAGAACACCGTCTCATCCACCGAGTCCCACTTCGCCAGTCCCGATGCAAACGTCGGGTTATTAAGGTAGCTCTTATCACTCACAATATCGTTCCTCACACCGTCAATCGCACTCTGCACCTTACCCTCCGTTATCTCAAACCGAGTCTTCACGTCCTCTCCAGTCTCCAGCACGAAAGTTCCCTTCAAAAAGGCATTGTCCGCATATAGTCCGTTTCCCTTTGGCTGGCGGTCTGCCGGAAACTTGTCGTCCTTAATGCCATCAAGTTTGCCAAGCCTCGCACGCAGAGCACCCTCAAAGGTCTTGCCACTCACGCCGTCCATCACATCCACCCTCGGCTGACCGTCTTCGGTGGCCGATATGAGCACCATATTTTGGTGGTCCGTATTTGCCGTGTTACCCATCAGCACGCACTCGTCGCCCTCCTTCGGTTCCACGCCCTCAAACTCCTCCTTCGCCACCACGATACCGGCCTCCGTCACATCGGCCACTTCCACCCAGTAGCTCCGCATATCCTTGCCCGTGAACGTCTGGCAGCGCACCAGGTCGTGCTGTACAAACATATTCTCCTGCTCGAAGGTGATAGTATAGTGCTCGCCCGATTTCTCCACGGTCTTGATGCGTCCGTTAGCCGCGCTCACGCATATCTGGCCGCCCACGCTCCTCACCTTCTCAATGAGCAGCTCCATCACGGCCATCGTCTGCCTCACCGTCAGTTTGTCCACCGTCAGGTAGGTGCGTCCGTCCTCACCTTTCCACAACTGGAATCCTGCGCCCAGCAGTCCGTCCACAAACTGCCCAGCGCTCCTTATGCTGTCCGAGGTCACGGAGTCAAACGTCACACCATCAGTCTTTCTCACTGGCTGATTTAGATAGTCGTCAAACTCACGATAATCCCACTTGTCTGCATTGGCAGCATTGTCTGCCTCCTTGGCATGGTCTGCCTCCAGTGCATGTTTCGCTTCATCTGCGTTCACAGCATGATCGCTGTCCGTGGCATGGACTGCCTCCTTCGCCACCTCTGCCAGGTCTGCCTTGGCCGCGTGCGCAGCCTCCTTCACTGCCATGCCGCCATAAGCAGTGCCACCCGTCCGCAGGGCCGACGTGCTGCCCTCGTTCTTTGGCTTCTTTATTACCTTGATGTCTATCATTGCTCAATTTTCTTAAGTGTCATTTCTGCATATCCTTCCTCAAGATTGCGACTGATGCCCTGCACGAAGAAGGTCTTATCCATCATGGGGTGGCGATAGTGAGCGAACAAACTCACGATGCCACCATCTGTATCCGTCAATTTCTGCGTCATAACCACCCTTGGCGCATGCCACTCTTTGTAGTAGTAGTCCACATACAATTGCTCAGGCTTAGCGCTCACCCCCCTCGCATAGTCATACACCGCCAACAGCCCCTCGCCAGTCAACGTGTTCAATGGGGTGCTCATCTTCACGCTGTCCGTCACGTCCAAAGCCTGGCACTCCGCAGCCGTCAGCCCCGAGTTTATCTTCATTTCGATGTCATCCTTCACGTTCACAAAGCTCTCCTTTGTGTCGCTCATATACACCAAGTCATTATCACCAGTGTTGTTCACCAGTCCGTTGTCGCTGTATATCTTCACCTCAAACTGCTCCACCATGATGCTGCTCACGTGTGCCAGCAGTGGTATCGTTGTACTGTTCCATTTCGTGTGTCTGAACCACGTCTTGTGCCGTTTCGTCACCACGTCCCACAATGCGTTCACTGGTCCCAGGATCATAAACTTAACTCTGCCGCTCACTTTATCTGTCTTCTTGATTGGTATCGCTATACCCTCTGCATCGATGCCGAGCTCATAGTTCACGTTGTTTTGCAAATCGAACTTTGTGCCAACTATCTTATCACCAATCTTCGGGTCAAACCCTATCGTAAAGCACTGCTCATAGTATTCGTCCTCGTCCTTACACTCTGCCAGCGTCTTATACTTACGCCACTCAAAGTCCGACACCTGTCCAGCAGTGCCTTTCTCCACCACACACTTATCACCTATTATCAGCATACACGCCAGCACACCCACCTTCGATATGTGGTCGCCGTGGTCCCCAATGGCACTATACTTGAACTCATACATCTGAGGACCGGTATCCGTAAACGGAACAAAGCCACGCACTGTCTCCGTGTCCCACACCGCTTTCTCATTCGGCGCAGTAGCCTTCCACCACTGCTGCGTATAGTATCGCCCACCTTTATCTCTGCTCGGCACCAACATGCCAATCCATTTATCTATACCTCCCCCACCGTCATAGTTGTATATAGCCTTGTAAGTATCACTCAAAGCCATCACAGGGTTCAGCACCAGTTTCCCGCTCAGCACAATGTAGTTCGTCGTGCCCTCGTCTGTAGGCGAAAACACACCACCCGTCATGCTGCCGTTATACACAGCCCTCGGCATACCTGCCTTTAGCGAGTCAGCATTCGGATAGGTGGTTGCCTCCTTGTCGTCACAGTTGCCGTTCACACTCACCACCAAGTAGTTCGTCATTTCCACTTTCGGTGTCAGAGAGTTGTCCTTTGCGTCCGTCTTCTTCTCCACCTTGCCCAGTGCCATGATGGCAGCACCCTGGTTCTTCGCCAACCAGTTCGGTAGCGCATGTTGGTTTCGCCCCTCACTACAGTATTCCTCCATCAGGTTACCACTCCCGCTCTTTGGGAACAGCCATTGGCTGTTGTTCTTCATCTGCACATACCAGTCTGTCACGCAGCCACCATCAAAGCTTGTCTCCCGTCCGTGAGTCATAGCAACAAAGGCATCAATCGACTTATTCAAGTTTGTAGCGTCACAACTGTATTCCGTCATGTATTTCTGCTTGTTGCTGAAGGGACTTTTCAGAAGATCGTTGTCAAGCGGACTCTCTATCACACTCTCCATACGCTCCACCTTGGCAGTCAGCATAATTTTATTGTACACCTCTCCCACGCTTATCGTCGTATCCGTGTCTGTCACCAAATCAGTCACAATGTCCGTTCTCTGCCGGGCCGTCGTCACGCTTGCGTCAGTCAGCAAATCGCGCCAGCAGATGCGTTCGTCGCCCTTCACACTCTCCCATGAGAACAGATAAAACGTGAACCCATTCTGCACAATGTGGAGGTTCAGGTACTTCAGCATCTCCTCCAACACCTCGTCCTGCTGCCACACGTCATCCTCCTCTTCACCAAGAAAAAGCAACTCGCTCACCGTCAGCTGGCCAAATATCGCATACCTGTTACCAACCACACTATCCACAGCCTTACTCCCATCGTACAGGTAGCGCATCACATTACCACCCACAATATCAAGCGCAGCCGTCACACCGCCCAATATTTCTTTCAGCATCGCCAAGAATGTGCGTTGTTCAGCCTCCGCCTTTACCACATTGTACAGCACACCGAGCGAACCCACATCACGATATTTAGCATACTGCAATGCCGTCAGCGCATCGATGCAGCTCAACTCAATCTCGTCAAACTCCTCGTTGTAGCCCTGCGAATAGCTCTGCGGTTCCACAAAGCCCGCAAAGAGACATTTCCCCTCACGGTAGATGTTCACCACAGCGTCACGGCATGAGGCACAAAAAAAGTTAGGCACAAAGTTCCGCGCCAGGAGGCGTACAGTAGCCTGTTGGCACAGCAAGTGGTCAAACGTATCGTTCACCTGGCTCGTCAGTTCCACAGGGTCATCTGTAAACGACAGGTCACCCTCCTTCTTCTCACCAATGACGGTTTCCTTTGTCCTGTCACCACCAGTCAGTATATGCACCTCGATGCGCTCTTCCTTTTGGTTGTAAAAATGTCCGTGCAGATACATGCTCCTTATATTTTGATGTTCGTTCCTTTCCTGTTTATTCTCGTCTCGTTGGCAAGCACCGCCACAAGATCCCTGCCTTTCACCTTCAGCTCGTACACGCCGCCACCGCCGCCATTATTACCAATAAGCGACTTCAGCTTGTTCAGCGGTTCTATCACCTCCGGGTTATTCTTCGCTCCGGCATACTCGCCCATCAGCGCCAGGGTCGGCCCATACACAATACCGCCATTCGCAAACGGCGTCACGGCAACCGAACCTACAAGCCCCTGCATCATGCCTATAAAGCCAGCAGCAATACCAGCACCAGCAAACGGAATGTAAGCATGTGCAGCCATAAATTCCGAAGCTGCAAGCTCGCGGTACGCCATCGCCTCTGCCTTTACGGCCGCCACCTCCTCAGGCGCTGCCGCCGTTTTTGCCGAGACTGCTGTGGCCGCTGCCGCTCCGCTTGCAGCGGTCACAGCATTCGATATCCCTAGGGCAGCACTCAGATCGTCTATTATCTGTATCACACCCTTTACACCATCGTATATTTGTATGGCACCATCTACCACACCCGTTATCATCTGCCAGGCATTGCCGTTACCATTCAAAGCATCAGTTATGCTCTCAACACCACCGCCAATGCCTTTTATACCAGCCCACGCTTCGCTGAATTTGACACTGCTCTTCTTCAGAACTTTCTCATACTTGCCCCATGTCTGAATAAGTTTTGTTACCTCCTTGCGTTGTTCCTCACCAAGCGGATTTTTCGTGTCATCAAGCATCTTCTGCAGTGACCGTATCTTGTCCTTAATCCCTTCAATGCCTATGAGTTCCAGTTCCATCTTCAGCCGTTTCCCACTTAGCCCGTCAAGTTCAGCCGTTTCCTGCTGCATGGCCGGGAGTTCTGTCACACGGGTCAACGCATCGCGCTTGGCTTGCAACGCATTTATCGTACGCTGTATGTTCTCCACCTCAACACCCGAAGCCTTACGCTGCCGCTCGCTGTAATAGGATATGGCCCTGTCGAGTTCCTCCATCGAGTTCAAACTGCCAATGCCTGCAGGCTTATCCATTGCCGAAAGCACATCGTCCCACTTGCCACGAAGCCTTTCCAACTCCTTGATGCGCTTCTGTATCTCAACGCGCTCCGTAGCGGTTGCGCTCTTCAGCTTCTTTTGGTAAAAGGCTATCTCATTGTCAAGCTGCTCATACGTCTCTATTTGCTCTATGCCAAGAGCCACGTGCGAACTGTCTTCAAACGCTGTTTTAAGGTCCTTCAAACGCTTTATCTCCTTGTCTATTTTGGCAAGGTTCTCCTTCGATGCCTTTCCACGCAGTTTCTGTTGGTACTGTATCTCGGCATCTATCCCTTCAAGCGTGTCAAGCGCCACCGTATGGTCGGCAGCATCTATCTCCTCCTGTATAGCATTCTGCAGAGCCTTGTATTTGGCAATGAGTCCCGTCAGCAGCTTTATCTTCTCGCCATCGTCCTTGTTTGTCTTCTTCAGTCGCGCCTCATATATGGATATGTTCCTGCCAACATCTTCAAGCGTTTTCGGGTCTGTTATGGGAGTATCGTTTGCCGTAACCTTTGAGGTGGACCTCGTCTTCTTCGGGGTCTTTTGGGGGGTACTGACACCTTGCTGCTTCTGGTCATTATCCTCACGCCTTTTCTGCTCCTTCTTCAACCGCCCAATTTCCTTATTCAGCCTCGTCCGCTCCGCTGCATTACTGCGCGAGGTGTTCTTCAGTTCATTTTCAAGTTGAGTAATGTTGTCCGTCAATTCCTGGTCCGACACATCTTTCAGATTCTTGCGCGACAAATCAACCGACTTCCGCGATGCGTCCAACTTCTTTTGAGCACTCACCATGTGCGCTATGGCGGAGTCATACTGCTTTTGCAGAGTATTGATTTCGCCTGTCAGCTTGTTTATCTCCCCACCAAGTTGGTCATAATAGTTCTTGCCACCTGCAGCATTCTCATAGTTGTAGTGTATGTGGCCGTTCCCGTCCCAGTACTGCTGCCCCAGTTGGTAACGCTCACTTTCCTTGCTTTCCTTTTCAAGTTGTTTCGCAGCTATCTGCGATGCAAGCACCTTCGCCTGCGCCTCATAACCCACCTGCTCGCAATACACCTTACTCTTCGCTATGAGCGTGTCATACCATTCCGCAGCAGTACGGTGATAGCCAAAACTCTCGCCATACTTACGGTTCAGCTCGCTCACCTTTTTCGAAGCATTCTTATGACCATTTATCAGCGTCCCGAGCGAACTTATCTCCATGTCTATCTCTGCCTTCGCATTCGACGATGCATTACCAAATGCATCCGTACTCTCCTTCAGCAGGTCCACATCTTGAGCAGCGTCATCGGCCTCGTCACCCATCGAGCTGAACAGCGCAACTATCCCTGTTATAACAACCGACAGGCCCATCGTCAAAGCGGCATACAGCGCAGTCACCGCCACTGTCAGCGCCGCAGTACCTGCTGTGGCAGCATATCCGCTCGATGCCACCATGTTCTGAGCCACCGACACCACCTTCTCATGTATGGCCAAGGCCGTTGCCTTAATCGACGAAATGGAAAAGGCGGCACTCAAGGCTGCCAACGAGGCAGCAAACTTGCTGGCATTCGTCACACACGCCATCGTCTGAGCAGCTATCGTCACAAACGGCAGCGCACCCTGCACAAGCCCGCCAAGCTGCTCCTTCACGTCACCAAGCGTGTTCTCAAGCTGCTTCTGCTGCCCGGCATCGGTCTTGGCAAGCTCCGCATTCATGTTGCCAACATTCGCTGTTATCACCTCGGCAAGCATCGCTGCACGCTCACTCTCAGTACCAAACTGCAACACTTGTTTCTGACTCTCGTCAAAGGTCACACCCACACGCTGCAGCACCTCCACCTGCCCCTGCATCGCCTTGCCCATCATGTTGCCTATGCTCACAGCGTCCTGGTTGGTGGCATTCAGGCCATTCTGCTGCGCTATTAGGTTGTTCATCGCGGGAATAAGCGTCTCAAGGCTCTGCTTCTCCTTCAAAAAGGTTGCCATCTGCTGAGCGCCGCTCAACTGTACCTCGTCACCTATCACACCCAATTCCTGCTGTGCAGAGCAAAAATCTTTAATGCGCTGTATCTCTTCATTGGTACTGTTCATGCGCTGGCGCATGATCGTCGCCAACTGGGTCTCTGCCACAAGCTGCACTTGGTAGGCCGAAGTGAGGTCGACCATCACACCCTGCAATTCATCTATCGAGTCCTGCAGGGCATCTATCGCTTGCGATGCCTGCGACCAAGTCAAAATGTCACTCTTCAGCCGTTCGCTCTCAGCCTGCACGCCCCTTATCACACGGCCCAGTTCTTCCGCATCGGCCGTAACGCGCTTGGCACTACCGTTGTCATCTATCTTTATTACAAAACTGACCTCTTTTGCCATTTCCTCATTTTTTTATTACCTTTGTAGCAGATAAGTAGGTGTTCAAAATTATTTTTACATTGAAAGTGCATTATCGGGGCGCAGATGTTTCCTTCGAGTGAGGGAGCATAGCGGGCTATGTGACCGAGGCCGAAGGAAACAGATGCGTCTCGAGAATGTGCTTTCAATGTGAAAATGACACCTATTGATTGTATAAAATAATTTTGAACACCTACTTACATTTTAGAACATTTTATGAGCACAAACTTGAAACCCATACACGACCTCATAGTTCAGCACCCTTTCGCATCGGTACTGACGGTGGCTATTTGCCTCGTGGTTTGTTTACCCGTATTCTTATATGTCGTTACCAAAATCGCTGCACTCATTAAATTTTTCAAAGCCAAATAAAGGGCTATTTCAAACCCGCCGCAGCCTTTGCCTCCCTGTATCTGCGCAGAGTTTCTTCCATATCCATCTTTTCCTCAGCCACAGGCTTCCGATCCTCTTCCCAAGGGAATAACATAATGTCCGAAGCATCAAGCGTCTTCTTCGAATACGGCTGCAACGTGCAAAGGCACTGCATGCGCACACGTTCCCACTCACTACGCTCACAGCTTTGCCGGACATCATTCCACGCACTCCAGGTAGCATAAAACTCCGAAGGGGTGCATCGGCTAAAGTCTTCCATACTCATTCCAATGCACCCCATCGCTATGCCGAGCAATTGTTCTATATCAGGATCGGCTACACCTTCACCGTCCTTTTTTTTTCAGCCGACTGCTCCACACGAGCGTTCCATTCATTCAGCACATCAGGCGTTATACTATTGCAAAAGGTCTCAAAGTCCAGCCCAAAGTCCAAACCTTCGGCCTGGCTCGCACATTTCACACAGCACCACATCAGCATCAGCAGCTCCTCAAGGTCGTCCTGCTTTATCTGGCTCACCTCCTTGCCCGTCTCACGCTTAAACATAAGGAACGCACCCATAACAAAGCCACAAGGATATTCCTTACCCTTCAATCTTATCTTTATCATCATATCCTACTTTTACATTACCCTTGCGGGTTCGGTTTCTGTTCCACTTTTACGTCCTTAAGCCCGTCTTTCACCTTCGTCACCGGGCCACAGTTCTCCAGCTGAACACTGTACTTGGCATCATCACCTGCCTGGCCATCAAGTTCCAGCGAGGTAATTATATAGTTTCCTTTGTACCCACCAGTCGCCTTACCATTACGGCTGTCACCATCACGTATGCTATAATTCGCTTCAACTGGCTCCCCGTTAAGCTGCATTTCCTTCAGCTGGTCATAGGTCGGAGTTTCACTGTCACCATCAGTAAGCACACAGCCCTCTGCCGAAATACTCTCCGAATAACTCTTCACATACTTCTCCTTCCATTTACCACTTGCAGCCTCCTTGGTCACACGCTCACCGGTCTCTGTACTCGTCGACACCTTGCAACCAGTCGAAAAACCCAAAGCCTTACCACCAACACCCAGTATGAGGTTAGTTCCGTCTAATACACTTTTTGCCATATCTTTCTTGTTATTATTGTCCATTATCGTGCCAACGAGCGCAATCAAGTTCACTAGCTCGCCCAGTCTTCCTAGTCATTCCTAGTTCTTCCTAGTTCTTCCTAGTCCTTCCTAAGTCGCCCAGTCTTCCTAGTCATTCCTTGTCCTTCCTAGTTCTTCCTAGCTCGCCCAGTCTTCCTAGTCCTTCCTAGCTCGTCTAGTCCTTCCTAAGTCTTTCCAAGTCCTTCCTAGCTCGCCCAGTCCTTCCTAGTCATTCCTAGTCCTTCCTAGCTCGCCCAGTCCTTCCTAGTCATTCCTAGTCCTTCCTAGCTCGCCCAGTCCTTCCTAGTCATTCCTAGTCCTTCCTAGCTCGCCTAGTCCTTCCTAGTCCTTCCTAATTTGCCGAGTGCAGCCGATAATCAACCTTGTTAATACTACGCCGGTCGCCACCCCGGCAATAAAAGCGATGAGAAGCATCTTCCACGGGTTTGAACTGCATTCCTTTTCCGTCCAGGCTTCATTCTTCTGCTGCGCCAATGCTTTCTTGTAGCTCGCCATCTGGCGCTCATAGTACTCACATTGCCGCTGCAGACTGTCACAAGTGGCGTACACCACAATGGTGTCACCTCTTTTCTCCACAGTTGCGCTGGCACGTCCGCGCTTGGCACGGAACGCCGCCTTTTCGGGCAAATTACTCAGTTCCGCCAGCGGTATCTCCAGCTGCGCCTCCTCCTGCGCACACCCCTCCAACCATATCCGTCGAACCTCGCTCCGCAGGCTGTCCGCGCACTCCAGTTTCACGCTTGCCACCGTGCCCACGCTCGCTTTTCGGCTTGTCGCGCACCCCAACAAGAACGGGGCAATCATCATGATGCTTGCAACTGTTAGCAGTGTCAATAGCTTTCCTGAGACGCGCCATCTCGCGCTTCGAGGCATCAAGGCATCTTCTTGTCTCATTGAGTTCTTCCTTCAATGGTTTCACAATGTTCTCTACCAATATACGGGTGGCATGTTCGGTGTTGTCCATGCGCACCGTCTCGGCATCGGCTTCAGCCTTCATCGATTCCGCTTTCGCTTTCCTTATGGTAGCCCGAAGCGTGCTTATCGCAACAAGGGTAGCAACCAAACCTCCACCAAGGAGAACGTTCAGAACTTCACTGATATTCATGCCATCCATATTTTTATTGTTGATACACGCCTATTGACTGAAGCCACTTGCCCACATCAAAGCTCGGACACGACTTCTTCACGCCAGCAAGGTCACAATGACCTACAATCTTGATCTGCGGAAAACGCTCGTGGAAGTTACGCACATAGTCCGTCATAGCCTTCAGCTGCGCAGGCGTGCGCGTATCCTTGGCGCTCTTGCCGTCCTTGGCCAAACCACCAACATACACCACATGGCGGCTCACACTGTTGTAACCCTTCGCGCCATTGGTCACTTCCCACGGATCCACCTCCGCATCTTCGTTGTTAGCCACAAGCCGTTCCACCTTGCCGTCCAAGTGTATCAGGTCGGTATAGCCTACCTGCTTCCAGCCACGCCCACCCTTGCTTACCGGGTCAGTGTGCCAGTGCCGTATCTCCTCCGAGGTCACCTCACGGCCTTCAGGGGTGGCGGTGCAGTGTAGCACTAAATACTTCATTCTCGCCATTACTATGCAGCTTTATATCCGCTGGTCATTACGACACCTGCATCTGCCTTCTTGAACATGCAGACGAAGTAGTGGCGGAAGTTCACCTCGTTGCGCTGGTACTCAGGGTTGTTCTCGGCAGGACTCCAGTACATCTTGGTGGAGCCAGTAGCCTTGAACACACGCTGTGTATAGAATGCAAAAGAGCAGTGGAAATCACCTGCGGTATCTCCCTTGTCGCCGACTGCCTTCTTCACTCCATTGGATGTATAATAAGGGGTATTGGCAAATTCATAAATGTCAAAGCCGTAGAGCTTACCCACCTTGCCGGTGTTGCGGTCGATATTGTACTGCTCCTTAAAACGCTGATCGGTCTCCAAGAGGTCGTTCACATGGTCGGTACACAATACGAGGCGACGGTTGGTGGTCGGAACGCCCAACTTGTCGAGGGCTGCCTTCATCGCAAGCAGGTCCTTGACGGTCATTTTGAGACGACCAGTAGCAGCATCACGTTCGCCGGTGGTGGTCAGCACTGGGGTCTTAGCTGTATTCTTCTGGGCGCAGAGCGCATGTGCTGCCTTGGTGAACTTGGCATCGTTGATGGCGTTTGAATGACTCTCCTTCACTCGGGCAATCTTGTCGTAGCTGATGGCGTACAACTCATCATCGGTGATAGGGGTCACCTTGGTCTGGAACTTGTCAAGCTTAATGGCGATGTCCTTGTCATCAAGTGCCTGCAAGGGGATTGGGTAGGTGGTGTTGTTGACAAGCACGTCAGGGTCAACGCCAACCTCCACCAAGTGAATCACATCATTGTCAACGATGCTTGAACTGTCGGGGATTCCATCAAGCCAAGTTCCTGCGAGAAACTCACGCAAGGACTTAACTAACTCTCCAGTCCAAATCTCCTTAAGCACGCCCTCGCGTGCCACGCCCACTGGCATTGCACCGCTCACGGCTAATGCGATGGCATTGGCACCTACTGCACCTGCCACGGGCGATACGCCCAAAGTCATACCGAACACGGCTCCTGTAAACGCATTGAACAGCAAAGCCGTAATCATGGTCAAAATTGTTTTCATTCTTTTTGTATTATTGGTTTGTACTAAAGTGCACACTCCATGCCGTACTCCTCCTTGTAGAGTCGCTTATACTCCTCGGGCTGCTCTTTGCGGAGTGTAAGGAGTTCAGCAGACGGCACATCGCTCAGTTTCTTGTATGTGGCAGGCTGCTGGGTTGGAGCTCCACCCTGGTGACCGATAACGGCACTGAGCTTCATCTGTGGCGACATGGCAGAGATGATGCGCTCCAACTTCTCCTGGCCAATTTCCTTGCCGAGGTTGATGAACTCGTCCTTCTTGTCTGTGGCGATACGCTTCTCGCCGACTGCTTTCTCCACAACGGCAGTGATACTGGCAAGCGTGAGGGTCTCCTTCTCCTTCTGGAGTCTCTCGTTCTCTTGCTTAGCGGCATTCAGCTCGTTGAGCTTGGCGGTGATCTCCGCATCAGTCGCCGTTTCCGGCAAGCCCAACTTCAGGGCATACTGTTTCTGTTCCATTTGTTTTTGATTATTATTGTTCAACATTGGCAAGGGACACGCGCTGTCCTTGCCGAGAGTAATCTTCTTGCCGTCCTTCTGCAGCACGATGGCATCATCATTGGCTCCAATGTCCACCAAGCTGACTTCAAACAGTTTGCTCTTGGTGATGGTAGGACTGGTCTGACCCTGCACAAGCAGTTCGGGGTCCTCACTCGTCTCCAATATGTCAAGCCCTGCGCTCACCATCTTCAGACTGCCGAACTCATACTGCTTCTTACAGCGTGTGGATAGTTCGGATGCTTCGTCAAACATCAATTCGCCGGTCACTTCACCATTCTCCACCTTCAGGTCTTTCACATAGCCTATCACATTACCACGCTCGTGCATATACAGCAGCACGGGGTTGCGCTGATACTGCTCCACGTTCATGCCAGCTGTCAGCACTCTTGTGCCGTAGCTGTTCAAGCTGTCATTGGTTATTCTTACGCGTTTTCCTTTACTCATATCATTGTCGTTTCCTGGACTGCATTGCCCGATTTCAACTGCAATATTACGAGGTAAATGTCTGTCCACCAAAAAAGCGTGCAATGGTTGCACACTTCTATGCAACCATTGCACACTTTTTTGGAGAGCCACCGAAATCGTGGCACTTTTGCATAAGAAACAGTGCGCAAGCTGAGCGCAGAGCATCGAATCATATTCGAATGCTATGCCGAGGCGCAGCCACTGTTCTGCATAGCTAAATCGGGGCGTGATATGCCCTGATGTGAACAAAAAACCTTATCAACATGACAAAGGCAGATATTGAAAAGAAAAAGTCGCTGGCACGCACGCTCTATCTCTCGGGTATGGAGCAGCAGGAGATTGCGGAGAAGGTGGACGTGTCGCGCGTCACCATATCCAAATGGTGCTCAGCCGAGGGGTGGAAAGAGGCGCGTGCCGCAAAGAACATCACACGCCCCGAACTGGTGAACAAACTGTTGCTCACCATCGACACACTCATTACACAAGTGAATGGTTCTGACGACCCTGCACTCATTGCAGGACTTGGCGACAAGCTGGCTAAACTTTCGTCGGTCATTGAGAAACTCGACAAGAAGGCTAACGTGGTCGATGCCATTGAGGTGTTCATGGCGTTCTCCAAGTGGTTGGAGTACCGCTCGCAGACTGACCCGGAGGTTACGCCCGAACTGATGCGGGTAATCAACAAGTACCAGGACATGTACATCACTGAGCAAATGGGAATCAAATGAGAGCAGAGACAAAATTCATTTTGGCTATGCCAAGTGCAGAGACCATTCGGCAAAGCCAAATGGGCATAAAGTAACGGAGGGCAGCCTATGGCAACAGCAGCGGAAAAGAAAAAGGCATACGAGGAGTGGAAAGAGCGATGCCGGCAAGTACAAGCCATTACGGACACGTCACTCCTGAAAAGCGAAACGCCTGCAGAAAGGGACATGCGTATCAAACGCTTGCTCAACAACTACGCAGCATTCTGCGAGTATTACTTTCCACACTTCCTGCAATTGCGTGACAAGACAACCGGCGAGGTCATACGCACCATTCACAACGCTCCGTTCCACAACGAAGCTGCACGCAAGGTCCGAAACACGCCCGACTTGAAGGCTGTATTCATGTGGCCGCGCGGGCACGCCAAATCGACACACCTTGATGTATTCACGCCGCTCTGGTTGATGTTCCAACCGAAGCGGCTTATCAACTTTATGGTGGTTGTCGGAAAGTCGGAGGACAATGCCGACCGACTGCTTGGAGATATTCAAGCGGAACTGGAATACAACCAGCGTCTCATCGCCGACTTCGGACAACAGAAGAACGATGGCGGTTGGCAGGAGGGCGAGTTCAAGACAAAGAGCGGCGTGAAGTTCCTTGCCTGCGGTCGTGGACAGTCGCCGCGTGGCCTGCGCGACCGTGAATCACGCCCCGACTACATCGTTATCGACGACCTTGACGATGATGAACTCTGCCGCAACGACAAACGCGTACACGACCTCACCGACTGGGTGAAGGAGGCGCTCTTCGGGGCGCTCGACGTGGGCCGTGGACGCTTCATTATGGTGGGCAACCTCATCAGCAAGAACTCTGTACTCTACAATCTCTCACGTACAAAGGGGGTGTTCCTTTCTAAAATCGTAGCGGTCGACCGTAACGGGGAACCAGCATGGAAGGAGAAATGGACCAAAGAGGAGGCACAGGCTTACCGCGACTTCGTGGGCTATCGGGCCTGGGAGAAGGAGATGATGCACAACCCTGTCGTCGACGGTACGATCTTCCGGGCCGAGTGGATTCGATACAAGCGGCTCCCAAAGCTCGAAAAGTACGACATGCTGGTGTGTTACACCGACCCGTCGTTCAAATCAACTACCTCCAACGACTACAAGGCTTCCCGCCTATGGGGAAAGATTGGCTCGGAACTGCATCTCATAGACAGTTTCGTGCGACAGGCAACAGTCAGCGAGATGGTTCGATGGCTATACGACCTCTACGAGCGTACACGCAACACGGTGGCTGTTCAGTTCTTCATGGAAGCAAACTTTATGCAGGACGTCATTCTCGACGAGTTTGCCGTTGAAGGTGAACTGCGGGGCTACCAGCTGCCCATCATGCCCGACAAGCGAAAGAAACCAGACAAAATCCAGCGTATCGAGGCGGTCAGTCCGCTTTGGGAACGTGGCTTTGTCTGGTACAACGAGCGCAAAAAGGAAGACCCCGACATGCAGGTGGGCATAGAACAGACGTTGGCGTTGGAGCGTGGCAGCCGTGTGCATGACGATGCCCCTGACGCTGATGAAGGCGCTATATGGATTCTCCAGCGCAATACAAGACAGGAAAGTTTCAAACCGGTGTTCGGCAAAAGACCGACCGCCAAAAACATTTGGTAACAATTGGTGTGCAAACGAGAGCAGAGACAAAATTCATTTTGGCTATGCCAAGTGCAGCCACCAATCAACAAAGTTAATTGGTGTGCAAACGAGAGCAGATACAAAATTCATTTTGGCTATGCCAAGTGCAGCCAGCAATCTACAAAGTAAATGATACAACTTATTAAGGACATTATCTGGGGGTGGCAGTGCAAGCGTGCCATCAAGAAAGCCAACAAACTCTCAAAGCTGCTTGGCATGAAGTATTATGTGATTTACATCAACGGCTCGCTCAAGGTCGTACCCAAACGCACCATACGCGAAATGGTTGCCAAGCACCGCTTCCGTAAGGGGGTAAAGGTTGCCGACATCGAGCGTCGGGCCATTTATGTGACGTATTAGGAAGGAGGCTGACTATGTTTATCACGGAAGAGGACTACAGGGTGGTCATAGGCGAAAATGCGCTGAAGGTCGTGTCGCAGGCATCGCAGGAGATACGCGACAATGCGGAACTGGAGGCTTGCGAGGAAATTGCCGGCTACCTCAGACCAAAATACGACACGGAAGCGGTGTTCTCGGCCGAAGGCGAAAACCGCAACCGGCTGGTCGTAATGTATGCCGCCGACATCGCGCTCTATCACATGATTGCCGCCATGCCCCAAAAGATGGGCAGCGAAATACGAAAGGAGCGCTACGAGCGTGCCATAAAGTGGCTCGAAGGCGTGCAAGCCGAAAAAATCATACCCGACCTGCCGCTCGCCATCAACGAAGACGGCACACCGACCGGCGACTTGCTCATATTCGGTTCACAGGAACAATTACGACATAACTGGTAACACCATGGATATAAAGAACTTTTTCAGCGGTATGTTCGGAGGGGGAAGTCAAAATATACTGCACACGCCAAATGGCGACTTCAACCTTGCAAAGTCGTCTGACCGCAAGCGCATGAACAAGATGGTCATCGAACTGCAACGCACCACCGATGCGCTTACACGCAAGGACATTGCCGACTGGCGCAACGCCTGGCAGATGGCTATAAATGTGGACAACCCCAACCGCCAACGGCTCTACGACATATACCGCGACGTGGATATTGACCTTCACCTGTCGGGCTGTGTGCGCCAGCGTGTAGGATTCGTCATGGCTAAGTCTTTCAAACTCGTCGATGCAAAAGGTAATAAAAACGACCAAGCACACCACTATTTCGACCAGGCTTGGTTCAAGCAAACGCTCGAATACGCGCTTGCAGCAAACCTCTGGGGGCACTCGCTCATCGAACTTGGCGACATCACCACAGATGGCGACGGCTGTCCTTGCTATACGGACGTGAAGCTCATTCCACGCAAGCATGTCATACCTGAATACGGCCGTGTCATTCAACAAATCGGGCAGGACTGGACTACGGGCATCGACTACCGCTCCGCACCTTTCACCGACTGGCTCATTGAGGCCGGACGCCCCGACGACCTCGGACTGTATCTGAAGGCGGCCACGCAGACCATTCCGAAGAAGAACATGTTGGCATTCTGGGATTCCTTCGGCGAAATCTTCGGTATGCCGATGCGTATCGCACGCACCACCTCACGCGACCCCAAGGAGATGGGACGACTTGAACAGATGCTCAAGGGGGCCGGAGCAAGCCAGTACATGGTGGCTGGGCAGGACACCGAGATTGAATTCGTCGAAAGTGGCAAGGGCGATGCCTTCAATGTCTATGACAAACGCATCGATCGGGCCAACTCGGAACTGTCAAAGCTCATCATTGGACAAACAATGACCATCGAGGACGGCAGCAGCCTCTCACAATCAGAAACACACCTCGAGGTGTTCGAGAACCTGGTGGAAAGCGACTGCACCATGCTGCGCGACATCGTCAACAACCAGCTTATCCCACGCATGGTAAAGCACGGCTTCCCCGTCAAAGGGCTGCGCTTCGAATGGGACGATGCGGTGGACTATACACCGGAGCAGCAGGTGGCATACGAAACCATGGTTGCCGACCGCTACGAAGTGGACCCGTCTTACTTTGCAGAGAAATACAGTATGCCCGTAGGCGAACGACGCAATGCGCAGCCCATGCTACCGACAGGAGGGGACGATGAGGACGACGATCCAAACAATGAGGATACGGAAGATGAGGACGGTAAGAAGAAGCAATCGAAAAACGCCCGTCCGAATTTTTTCGATTAGGCCCTGCTGATTACGCAGGGCTGCACCAACGCTATGCCTCCATTCTTGAAGATGACACGCTGACGCTTACCTCGCCCATCAAAGACGAACTGCGAGAGGAACTGCATAAGAAGTTTGAGGGCATGATGTCGGAACTCTTCAAGCAGAATGGTGCAACCCTTGACATTAGCATTCTTGCTTCTGACAAGGCACAGGACTTTATCACCACCCATGCAGCAACGCTCGACTCTACATTCCAAAAGGTGGAGATGTCTGACGCCATGCGAAAGCGACTCCAGCGGTCTGACTACATCTTCTCGGGCATGAAAACGTTCCACGAACTCAACGAGGCGTTCCCGTCATTGCTCGATTCTAACGGCAACAGAAAGACGTTCGAAGCATTTTTGAATGATGTTCGAAAGATAGACAACACATACAACCGGGGCTACCTCCGTGCCGAGTACAACTTCGTACAGGCGTCTGCGGAGATGGCTGCAAAGTGGGAACAGTTCGCGCAGGACGGCGACCGATACAACCTGCAGTACCGCACGCAGCATGACGACAAAGTACGTCCCGAACACGCTGCCCTCAACGGCGTGACGCTTCCGCCATCTGACCCGTTCTGGGAGGAATACTATCCACCAAACGGGTGGAACTGCCGATGCACAGTAGTCCAGGTGCGCAAGTCCAAATATCCTGCCACACCCCACGACGAGGCAATGGCACTGGGCGAAGAAGCCCTTCAACGTGACACAAAGGGTATCTTCCATTTCAATCCAGGAAAGGAAGACAAGACCGTACCCGACTACAACCCTTACACCATTCGTCGGTGCCGTGACTGCAACATAGCAAAGGGGAAAATCAAGTTGGCGAGATTTGTTCCAGAGAATGAGTTGTGCGAGGCTTGTAGACTCATACGCTCATGTTGGGCAAGGACTAAAGAAAATGCACCAGAAACATTCTCCGAATGTGAAACATCAAATGGCAAGTTACGGGTAAGTTCAAAACATGGAAAAAAAGAGAAAAAAGAAAACGTAAGGGTGGGTAGGTATCTTGCAGAAAAACATGGATACGAAATCGACCTCATCGCAAACTTACAGAACGAAACCTCAGCTGATAGTTTCAATAAAACGTTAGGAATAGAGCAGGAGTACAAAGTCAACGCCACTCCCACAAAAAACTCAATCGACACCCTAATCCGCAAAGGGGCAAAACAGGCTGATGACTTGGTTTTATTTGTTGACTCTGATATTTCGTTAGACGATTTGAGCAATGCGTTAAATGACAGAGTAAGAAGAACAAATATAAAAACCGTAATGGTGGTCATCGATGGTATGGACAGAACCTACACCTACGATGAGATTGCTACTAATGGCTTTAAAATAAGACAGGCAGACTTGGAATAATCAAGTCTGCCTGAATTCGGGGTCCAAACCTCTTACGAGGAATGATCCGATGCAAAGGTAATAACATTTTTCCAAAACACAACAGAATATGGAAGAAAAATCATACAACGATGAAGAAAACACTGATTTTCTCAACGAATCAGTAAAGATAGCACTATGCTTGCCGACAAAAGTAGAATACCGAGGCTCAACAGCCAGGGAAAAACTTTCACAAGTATTCCGTAAACTGGCGAAACGGGTAATTCTTCGAGATGGGGATTCCTTGCTTGATATTGCAGTTGCACATTCTCCAGTTCTTTGCAAAGCATTGAAACTGACCAAAAGCAGAACCACACGCCTACAAGAACCGACAACAATAGAAACAGAACACCGCATACTGTCAGAACACGAAGAAACATACATTCTGAAGACGTATCGCCAAAAACTGTTACAAGACCAATTAACGTTGCACTTGTCATGGTACAATGGCGAATTAAAGATTCTTGTTGATGCGCCACGCGGTCTTTTTCTGACATTATCGCTTTCAGAAAACTATCCTTATCATTTTTACGGTATTCTATATACATCTTTTTTTGATGCAAAGGTATAATGTTTCACTCCAAAACTTTCAACAACGAACAAAATTATCCCATTTCTAAAGAAAACCTAACTATGAAACAGGAAATCATGATTGACGGTATCCCCGTCTCCTACAGTCTCAACGCGAGAAACATCATGTCGGTGCTGGGCAAAGTGGTAATCTACAAGATACCAACCTTTGAAGACCTTCAGCGCATAGTATATCTCGGTCTGACCAACAACCACGGCTACACATTCTCCGAATTCCATGACTCATATGGGCGCAACATCTACTTCTCAAAAGATAAAAACCACTACTTTTTCAGACAGATTCGCGCACTCGTCACAAAGCGCATTCATGAAATTAACCGTGAATACACTATGACCCACGACGGCAATGTCCGCCACCGGTAAAGCAATAGGCTGGCCTTCTAATGAGCCAGCCTATTGCTTAGGGGTGTTCTGCTTTTCTGTGAGAACTTGTTCCTCTATGTCAATCTTAAGTTTATGTATTTTACCGAAGTTGTAAACCTCATAGCATAATGAGAATATTGTAATGATTATACCAGCAAGCTTTAAGTCTATTGTGAATCCGTATACTTCAATAGACTCAATGGACTTGAAAATCACAGCAACAAGTAGAAAAACAAAAGCAGCAAAAACAAAATCAATAACAAAATTGTGCATGGTTTCATTTATTGATGTCCGAATGCGCTTCCTAATCTTTGCATTTAAGATCTCCGACAAATCAAATGTGACCAACAAACTCATGACAATAGAGAATACTATGCCAAGTATGGTAAAGAGTGTCTGCATTATGTCCACATCACCCTTTACGCCAAACTTAGAAAAGCCTATGCTTGCACACAAACCTATTAGTATTCTTATAATGAGTTTAGCCATGATTGTCTCTACTTTCCAAATCTTGCAAATATTGTTCCATCAATTGCTTTAATTGCTGCTCATTCAACCTATCATTTTCTGTAAGCTCAACATCGACCTCTTTGACGTCCTTAACAGCTTCTCCTGTATAAGTTCCACCTTGCCTCGTTTTTATTGCAATGCCACTATCGTTTGTTATCTGTCGTGTCATCGCACTCATAGCCCTTGTGTAGTCTTCCTCTGCCATGTCTGCTGGACGTTTCCTAATCTTTAATAACAGTTTTGCTGAAACCAACTCTTCGCCACGAATATTATCTAATTCCTCAGTGTCTTCAAACAACATAGATAATACATCCGACGTTATTTCTCGCATCTTGGTAACCACAGCTGGCTCAGAATTGGGTTCAACGTTTACTGCTCTTACACCAGCAAATTCTATACTCTTGATGTCAGACACACGCACTCCGTCTGGCAATTTAGTGACAGGATTCATATCGAATATGGAGTTTCTGTGATTCTCCGTAAGCCAATTGATGTAAGTTTGAAAACGGTCTATACTATAACTTCCAGACAAGTTGGTGACAACAAATCGGTCACTAAGCATAAAATAATAATGGTCTTTATATTGAAATCCATTGTCCGCACCTTGCTCCAAATCAGCGATTGAAATCGTATTGTTCGAAAATAAATCATCAGATATAAAGCCTCCATTCTCAACAGGGATAATTCGAAGCATCATGCCAAACAAATAACGATCTCTGAGAAATGAGTAAAAGGACAACAAGTCTTCATCTCCATCTTGAGCATTGAGCATCATTCTACGAGAATTTGCTGTGCTGTCTTCATGGAGAACACTGTTTAAGCAGGCAATAATGCCTGTGCCATTCTGTATTAAGTTCGTATTCGATAGGCCAAATGACCTAAGTTTTATCTTCTTTCTACCCGCCATAGTTCATTGGATGTTTGTTCCTATTTGCAAAATAACGAATAATATATCAATTTATTGCTATTCGAATGCGATTATAACAAAAAGCCACGGCGGCAACTGTCCGACGGGGCTTTTCTTGATATGCTATTTGTAAATAATCCCTCAATCTTTGTTGTGGAACAAATATTTAGCAACTATTACAAACAAGCCAATTACATTTGCCGTTGTTGTACCAAGTAATGTCACAAGAACCGTATCACTTGTTTCTGTCAATTTAAAACCGCAGAAATACACAAATGTCAATACGATAACAAGGTATATGGCCACAAGAATAAACAATCCATGACTAAAAATCTTTCTAAGTTTTCTGTTTTGTTTCTTGTTTGCCAAGGTCTCATTTTTGAGTTCCTCGCTGGTATCCTGCTCCACTTCTGGATCCACCTGAAGATCTTGGAGTTTTTCTATTAACGTATCACCCATTCTATTTATTCTTTGCAGCCAATGTGTTTTTATATAGTAATGCGTAATAGCGCTTAGTCGTTTCTTCTGGTATTGGGTTATTGCAACCTTTCACATAGACACTCCACCAAGGAGTTCCCTCTGCATGCAAAATATTAACCAACTCAGAACCTGATTTTGATCCATAATTTCTCCACACCATTTCGCAAACGGCTTTCGCATATTTGTCTTCCAGTTGTGGGGTTATTATCTGTATATCTGGATCCCTCTCAACAATCATTGTTGTTTTGCCTGTTATGTCATTTTTTCCATACTGTTTGAAAGAATGATAAACGGAGGGTATCACAGGACCAAACCTCCATGCTTCAACTTTATCAAAGCGTGGATCAATAATAGACCTGTCTAAAACGGCTAGTCCAAAGCCATAGGCGATATAAACTAACTTCATCAATTTCAGCGGTTGTAGATGTTTTCCACTCTGCTCCGCCAAATCTATCAAATAGTTAGCTACAGAAAGTGCATTGTTATTCATAAAAATATAGCTGTTATTGATGTTCATTTCGGAATCCGCTTCAAAGATACGAAAAAACGTGGCTCAACAATAGGAAGCCACGTTTTTTTGATAATAATTAAAACTTTTCGCACCGAAATAGTCTATTCTTCTATTTTGACCGTTCTTTTCCGATTTATCGCAGGTATCTCACCGCATAGCTATCGATACTCTCCAGCAGGTCCTCATGGTTGTGGTTGGTGGCGGTATCAATCAATACCATGCCGTTGAACAGTTCACCCTCCAATCCTTCGAGGGCTTCGCTTATCTTCTGCCCAATGGCAAAGGCTTGATCATGCTCGCCCTCGTTCCAGTCTGTGACGAGGTGGATGCGCACCACACCTTTGCCACGCTGGTGCTTGCCGCCAGCAAACGGCTCCCAGCCTATGGTGCCAAACTCCACAAACACCGCTGGGCGCGCCCATGCGTCTTCTTGCTCAAGGAACTCCACGTTGTGGTTCCACAAATCGATGTGCTTCACCTCTGGAACGTCCTGCTCCAGCTTTAATTTGATTGCTTGGTATAATTCACTTCTTACCATGTTTATTCCAATTTATATTCGTGCTCAAAATATTCTGCCAAATTCTCCTCGATGATCTCCTTCACAGCTTGCTCCACTTCTGGCGATGCGCCAAGAAATCGGCGGCGCGGTATCTTGATGCTTTTGCCTACTTTCATCAAAGCCATGTGCTTCCAGAACTCAGCCTCCGTGCTCAGTTGTATGGTGCGCTTGTCGTTCCGTCTCTCACCGTTCTTCTTGCGGCCAAATGAGCCGGTCGACTCATAGTACTTGTGCCAAAAGTAGCGCTTCATTCGCGACGTCACCTTTATCTCGCCACCATCGTTGTGTATGCCAGCATAAGGCAGTGTCGTGCAGAACGTGATACTGTTGTCTGTGGTTCGACTGCTGATGCTCTGACGCAACTTGCCTGTGTCTATCAGTATCGAACCGCCAGGACGTGTGGGGCTGCTTCTGCGCTGCCACGCCTCATTGAAGAAAGCCTGCCGTTCAAAGTTGCGGTCAAACTCATCACTCAACTCCACCCTAACGTCGTTTAGGATATTCCGGATAATTCTCTGTAGGTCCTGGTTCATCGTTAAAGTCGAATTTTAGAAACAGCTGTGCCTCTTTTGGCACTTCGTTCTTAGGGTTACAAGAGGCATTAAGGAGGTTGTAGAAGGTACGCTCACATATACCATAAACAGGATACACGTACCTTCGCCATATCTCGCGGTTGCTGATTCCGCTTTTGGCATGTTGGTCGTATATCCTATTTATGTCGGTGACACGTTTCTGATAGCTTGCTCCTCGCCTCTTGCTCATAAAATGTTTTAGTGTCTGTCTCTTGGTTTATAGGGACGAATGTCATAGCTCATCTTTGCGCTGACGGTTACTCTGCCCGTTCCCTCACATTGGTCACATGTGCTTTCTTTGCCAGTCTCCTTGTCGTGGAGACAGCCTGTGCCGTAACACTTACGGCACAAGGCCACTTTCGGCATCTTCGCCACTTCCAGTATCATACGCCCTCCTCTTTCTTGGGTTCAACGTAGAAGGTCTCGTCCTGCACCACTTGGATACCGCATTTGTTCATCTGAGGAACCATATCCTCCACCTCGCGGTCGGCAAGCAGCTTGTCTTTGGCTATCTCCTCAGTCTGGCGCAGATAGCCGGGCAGAAACTCCTTCACCAGCTGTAGGGCACTTGCCCAGGTAAAGCCTTTCAGGGTCTTCAGCTTAGGCGTGCCCGTGCGGAAGCCGATAACGCCATGCGCCATCTCAAGGCTCTTCTTCTTGGTGAACAACTCTGCCTGGTTCTCCGTGGCATAAGCTTGGAGCGTGTCAAAGGCTTTCTCCTTCTCACCTTCCAGCTCTGCCAGCTTGTTGGCATACTTCTCACGGATCTTCGCACACTGCAATTCTATGTCTGCCGTGATTTTTGCACTCTGGGCGTCGGCCTTGGCATAGGCTGCGAACGCTTCATCGGCTGATTCTCTTGTCACACCGGTAATGATCACTTTCTTTTCTCTTTTTGCCATTGTTGTAAATCTTTTAAGGGGTTATTCGTTATCGTCTTTCCATTCCGCAAGATCCTGCAGTTGGGATATCTCGTCTTTTAATTGAGCAAGGAACAACTCGTAGTCCTCCTCCGTCATGTCTACCGTGCGCTTACGCACGTAGCACAGCACGTCTTTTATCGCTTCTGTCATGTTTATACTCATTACATCATTTTTGATTGATGATTACTTATCACTCGTCTTCTTCTGGTTCCGGCCAGTTGAACTCCTCAAGTTCCTTGTCTATCTCGTATTCAATACACTCAAGAAATTCGATGTACTGGTCACCTTGGAGCTCTCTGTAGGCGATGCCATGAATGTACTCCATCACACGCTTCACTTTCTCATTCATGCCTCACCTCCATTTCCTATTGGCAACATCATGTATTCCACTTGTGGCTGTGCTGGAGGTGTCGGTTCTTTCTTAGGTTTCAAACCGCCCTTGCGCTGAATGGAGCGCAACTTCACCGACAGCTGCTCCAACTCCTCATTGCTTAGCTTCGAAAACACCTTGCCGGCAATACGCTGATCCTGGCAAAAGGCGTTGATGCGGGTCCAGTCTGTTGTGTCTATGCCGAGCATCTGCATCAACCTCAAGCACCAGCTGCGATGCCTGCGCTGCTCGTCCTTGGCGGTGCGTATCAATTTGGCTGTCGCACCTTCGAGCTTGTCGCACATCAGGTCGTACTCCTTACGGGTCATCTCCCTAAGCGATGTCGTACGGCCATTGGTGAATTGGCTAACCACGCCTTCCTTGAACTCATCGCCCAGCTCCTTGGTGGCAAACTTATAGCTCTTTTTGAGTATGCCATAGAACCGTGCAAAATTCGTGACAGCCGAATGCAATGGAGCTGGCTCCTTTTGCTGAGGCGCATCCGAATTGGGCTGTGCCAAATTGCTTACTTCCTGTGACATAAGCCTTTGGTCTTGTAATATTCCACATACATCATGCGTGCCGCTTCTACAACTATCGGCAACCCCTCTTTCAACATACAAGTGGTCAAAAGCGGTACTTCGTTATAGCAGACGAACAACTGCCCATCAAACTCTCTTACTTGCAACACACGCTCCGACTCTCGCTTCAGTTCCTCACTGTAACGCGCCGATTTTCTCGCCCTGCGCTGCTCCCGTCTTGCACGGAGCCATGCAACTATTTGGGCCAATACACTCTTTTCTTTCATCGTTCTTATATCTTATGGATTATTCACTCGGTCGCCATGTAATATCTATCACGGCATCTATTTTACCTTTTCCTTTGCACACGGGGCAGACCTTTACAACATCATCACCACAACGATCATCATATACAAATGAACCTGTACCGTGGCAGTACCCACACTCGTGGCCTTTGCTGATAATTCGCTCTGAACTTACACAGTATGGGGGTGGCTCTATTTTCAGAATGTGTTGCTCGCTCATACTTTACTCGTGTCATTGTATACCTCCACGGCTTTCTCCGCCCAGATGGTGTAATATTCGCTCACGTTGCCTGAATAGCGTCCTTGACAGTAGGCTCTGAAGCCTTGCGTCCGCACCTTCACGCCGGCAGCGTATTTCAGCCTGATGGCGGGCTTGCCGATGGGTTTGCCCTTGTCCTCTTGGCTGACAAAGATGAAGGTCTTGCGCTTGAAACGTTCCATCAGCGCCTTGGTCAGTGAATATTCCCACCCTGCTTCGTAGGCGTACTGGTAACTGTCCACTATGATGAACTTGGCACTCTTGGGTTTCGCCAGGCGTTCTTCCAAGGCCTTGATGTCGCCATCGGTAATGAGGCGGAACGAACCTTGAACGTCAGTCATCTTGAATTGGGCAAGCCGTCGTTGCATCGACAAGCCAACGCCCTCCTCCAAGGACACATACAACACGCTGCCTATACCGCAGAGCATCTTCGCAAACTGCATCACAAACGAACTCTTGCCACTGGCACTGGGACCACTGATAAACCATGTATCGCCCTCTTCTGGCTGGCCGAACACTGCTTTCCATTGTCCTTCAAATGGTAGTGCCTTGCACTTAATATTCGCCACGTCCTTGGGGCTATATGCTCGCTTTGCCATATTACTACTTTTTTATATTCGTTTTTACTTTCGGAAACCATTGCACAATGTGCGCAGCATAGATGACGTCTGTGGTTTCCAACACAACACAGCCCTTGGTCTTGGCTCGGCGCACCTTGATGTCGCACTCACGGCGGCTTTCTAACCAATCCTCCATCACAGCCCCAATATGGCTGCCTGCTATGAGGATTTGAATGGTGTCGCCCTCTTTGTATTCATCGATCATCATGCCTGCACACGTTTCAGTTTCTCTATTTCCGTGTAAACGCGTCTCAGCCTTCCACCCGTCTTGCGCACCAAACTTCCAATATCCGCACCTTCAGGGGCGTTCACCTTTGCCACCACGCTCGCCTGGTCTTTCAAGAACTTCTCACGCTCCTTGCAGTCGTCGGGCGTTACCTTCGAGTAGCGGTCACCGTATCGGCTGAGCATCTCGGTATAACCCACTTTCTTGCACTCAATGGAGCGGTTGATCTTGGCTTTCAGTCCGTCCGCACCCATCATATACCAGGCGCAGCACCTTTCTGTAGCGTTCCACAAGGCTTTGAGTTCCAAAAATGCCTCATACTGCAAGTCGCCTGCCTCGTCCAGAATGATGAGTGGGGTGTCGATTGAGCGCAAGTAATAAACCAAGTCCTCATACACATCGCTGTATCTTCCGTTGCTTCCCACACCAAACTCAGTAGCTATCTTGCGCACCAGCTTCAGTTTGGTCTTCACTTGGGAGCAATCCACATAGATGGCATTGCGGTGGCACTGCACATAATAGCGGGCCGTGAATGTCTTGCCAATGTTGGGTATATCACAAAGTATCGCACTCAGTCCGCTCTGTTGGCTGAACTCCAGCTGCTTGGTGATATATTCGAAGGTGGCGGTGCGTGCTGGCTTCCATTCAATGCCTCCTTTGAGGTTCACACCAAGTCTTCGGGCGATGGTTATCCAGTTGGCTTCGCTCAGTGCCTTCTCGGTCTGACCATTCTTGATGGCGCTATATACCGAGGTGCTGATGCCCAATGAAGCAGCGTGCTTGGCATCGCTCGGATAGTTCGTGCGGTTGGTGGCTATAGCCTCCAATATCCGCTGCTTGTTCTCATTCGTTATCATGTCTCACGTTATTTTAATGTCGTTCTAATTCTATTCTAATACCGTTCTATAAGTCTGCCAACGGGTCAGAAATGTGGTAGCCCACTTCCATTTCCTGCTCGCTTTCCATCGGTGGAAGTTCAAGCGGTGGCGGCGGTGCAGCCTCTTCATGGGCGCTCTGCTCAGCCTTGGATATGCTCACACTTGCTATGGCGTTCTTCTTCACGTAGGCGTTGAAGGCTGCTATCTTCTTCTGCTGGTTCACGAATATCTCCTTGTCCTCGTCAGTCTGCTCTGCATCGGCAGTGTTGAACGTACCCACGTCCTCGAGCTTGTCGATAAGTCGGTCGTTCTGGAAGATGTAAACGTCGGTTGCCTTGCCGTCCTCATCGGTCAGATAGTAGGCATCTACCTTGTAGTTGTTCGGATCGAGACGTTCCATCACTTCTGTCTTGCTCAACCACCAGTCCTTATACGCCACCCTGCAGTAGCTGTTCCTGCGTATGGAGGTCTCTGTGTGCTCGCCGATAAAGCGTGCCCACACCGATTTGTCCATTGGCTGAAGCGTGGGGTTCATATTGGCCTCAAGCACTTGCCAGCGTGTCATGCCGGGGTATTTCTTCTGGTTCGGGTGGAGGGTGTTGTTGAACTCCTTGATGTCGCGAATGTCGTCTGCAATCAGTTCTTCCCATGTGTAGTACTGTTTGTCTTCGTAGGTGTCATTCTTCTCGTCAAACACCTTCTTGGCTTCTGTGCGGTAGTGCCTGTCCTTGGCGTAGAAGCGTCCGATGCCAAGGTGGTTCCGATGCTCCACCCTGCGTTTCTTGGCACCGTTCATCGGCTCAGCATATTTCTCTTGGGAGTTCATCGGGGCGCAGAAACGTACAAATGGGAACAATACGCCGGCCTTCAGGAAACTCTCTTTCCACTGACTCATCAAGTGGTTCTCCACCTCAACCTGTGCCGGACAGCCCCAGCCCTTGCTTTCTATCAGTCGGAACATCGAACGGAAGCAGTCGGCTACCAAGTCCACATTCTTGTTGCGGTTGTAGGCGTAGCCCACCACGCACTGGCTTGTGACATCGTAGGCGTAGTATGCCTTCGGCCTTGCCTTGGTATCCTTCAGCTTGCGTGGGAGGTCGCGGTCATCGAATGAAATCTTTGAGAACGAGAACTCGGGCGCATGGCGGTGAACGTGGGGCATCTGCTCGTGCATGAAGGTGGTGTAAGAGTCAAGCGAGTGCTCAATGAACAGCCGGTTCTTGGGCTTGTTCAGATAGTTGGTGATGGTGCTTTCGCTCAGCGACTTCGGGTCACCGTTCTTGTCAGTCCACTCGCTCGCATCGAAAAGCTCACCGGTCTCTGGGTCATACACGTCCAGCTCACCGCACACAAACGAGTTGTACAATTCCCACACATTGGTATTGAACGGCTTGTTGGGCAACACGGCTATCGACAGAATCAAACGCTCAGTCCTATAGTCCACCTTACGGCTTGTCTGGTTACCGAACTTTCGGCTGATGAGACACTGGTAGCCGTCACGCTGATACTCGTTCACCTTCTTGCGGAAGCGTAGCATACTTGCCGGCAATGTGTGCCCGGTCTTCATACGGTAGCCCTCCACAGCTTGCGACATCATGCTCCAGTCATACTTCTGGCCCATCGTCTTCTGTATCGCCTTGGCGTTGTTGTACAACTTGATACAAGCATTCAGCACACTGGCGTTGGTCACATACTCCTTCACATGAGCATCAGTAGCATGGTCGTGTCCGCACTGGTTGCGCCAGTCGTTGAAATATGCAACAGCTGCCTGGTCCACCTCGTAGTTGGCATCAAGCCAGGCAAGCAGCACCTCAAGCGACGGGTCCGGATATAGCTCCTTGAGCTTGTCCTGATAAGCATCGGGCAGACTGCATACGGCAATAAGCGCGTAGTTCTTGGAAGAGCCTCCACCACGACGCACTACATCTATGCGACCGCGTGCGGAGAGCTGCTTGTAGTTGGATACGGTCATCACACCGCCGTCCACAAGTTCCCGCATCGAGATGCAAAGTCTGTTATCGTGGTACTCCATACTTTCTCCTCCTTATCTCAATGTTGCAGCCCAGTTCTGAATCTCTGGTATATCACTCACCATCACCTTGTCGTAATGGCGAACCTTCACACCCTTGTGGTACACGTCGCAACCTGCATCATCTTTCTTTGAGAACTCAAGCATCACATCATTAGGGAGATACTGACGCATGTAGCCATCTGAATCATGAAGCGTCTCCATCTCTGGGCATACAACCATCACAATGCCACCCTTCTGAAGGGCAAACATGCGGATACGCTTTGCACGGTCCGTCTCACCACGCTCCTTGTCATAACTTAGGGCATTCCACACAGCGCGGTCACCCACATTGAACACTTTCGCCAGTTCCTGACGAACCTCCTTTGTTACATTTATAAACCTTTTCATATACCACTTGTCTTAATTGATTTCTCGACCTTTTTTCGTATATTTGAACGCGCGTTCATTGTTGAACACGGCGCAAAGATACAAAACATTTCGCCATCATGCAAGGAAAAGAACAAAACATTTCGCCGATTAAACAAAGAATTTTGTTTTTTGCTGGTACATTAGGCATCAGCAAGCGTGATTTCTATGCCAAAATAGGGGTTTCGCGTGGTACATTAGAGAGTAAAACAGGCATCACTGAAGATGTTATTACAAAATTTTTCGCCACCTATCCTGAGGTTAGTGTCGAATGGCTCATGACTGGTGAGGGCGAAATGCTAAAGAATTCGCCATCATGCAAGGAAAAGAAACAAGAAAATTCAGATTTGGTAGAAAAAATCCCAGAAGTTTCGTACAACTCAGCCATAGGCAAACCTTATTATGATGTGGACTTCTTAGGTGGATTCAATGAAATTGTCAATTCTCAAGTATCAATCCCGACCAACAACATCGTAATACAAGGATTTGAAAAGGCTGACTTCTGGTGCAATGTCACAGGACACTCTATGGAACCAAAAATTAACCATGGCGACATTATTGCCCTCCATAAATGCACACTGAAGGACATTCAATATGGCGAAATTTACGCTGTCGTACTTGATACATTACGCACCATCAAGATTCTCCGTCGGTCGACAGATCCAAAGAAACTGCGTTTCGTCCCTATCAATACAACAGACTATGACGAGCAAGAATACCCCATAGAACGCATCATGAACGTATATGAGGTTATCGGGAGCATTTCTAAGTTCTTCTAACACCATACGTATGCCCCTCCAACGCCTTTAGAACCCCGTTCGCAGGGGGTCCCCCCTCTCCCAAGGCTCATTCCATGTAAAAAACCTCATAAATACAAGGTTTTAGCCCAATTCGCCCCCATTTTACCAATATCGCAAATGGGTAGTTTCCCCCACCTTATCCCTTAAAACTATCCTTTTCCCTCCCCCTCTATCATACCCCCGAAAACCCCGAATGTGTAACCCCACTTTTCGGAAAATGTAACCCCACTTTGTAACCCCAGCTGTAACCCCACCCACTATTTTCGCCATTTTTGGACATAAAAAAAGGAGGTCAAACGACCTCCATTCACACGACCGCCCAAACGGCCTTTTATTCGCGTTCTAACGCCATAAAAACACCAGCCTAATCATCTCCCATGAGAGCATGAAATAAGCGCAGATTGCTTGATTATAGCGCGTTTCGTGCATAATGTACCATTGCCAGACAACCCAGCATGAAGCAAATAATTCTTCGTTGCGCCGATCTGTTCAGCCGTCAAAACCGTATAAACCGCGGAAATGCTGCTAAAGTACCAGTCTTTCCGCCTCGTTCCATCGATATTGTGCAGCAGATGCACATGTATTACCTTTGCCATATTCTATTGTTTTGTTTCTGCGAATATACTAAATAATGCTTATATAGAATAATTCCGCATTATCAAATTTCAAAAAACACCATAAAAAAAGTAGCCTCAGCCACCATTCAACCCACCCCAAAACAACCCGAAGAATCAATATAAACCTTATATAAGCCACTCGCAAGCACCATGTAAACCACAAGAGCCTCAACAAGCCCCAAAAGTAAACTAAATGTAAGCCTATGTAAACGCTTCGTTTTACGCCGTCATTTCAGCCACCCACACCTAACTCGTTGAAACACAAACCTCTCACCCATTTTTCAGCCGACCAACTCATATACGCTTCGTTCTGTGCCCCATATTAATGTTCAAAACAAAGCGCGAAGCGCATAACATAAATAGTTAACGTTTAAGTTTAGGCGCGCTTCGCGCGTTGTTTTGAACATTAATTATCATTAATTGAACATTAATTATTCCATTAATTTTTTTCGTTAATGTTCATTTTCGTTAGGCCGATAAATTGCAGTTTGAAAGCCTAATATGAATAAACATTAACGAAGGAATCTAATTCTTTTCGT